CAGCGCGCCAAACTCTGGCACCGCCGCCAGCCGCTGCTCCAGCTCGGCCAGCAGCAGGCTCTGAACGTCATCAGGCATATCAGGGCCTCACGTAGAAGGTGATCAGGGAACCATCGTCAGACTCGATGCCATCCAGGTGCATAGCCTTGTCGGCAAGTAGCTCGACCGGCTCGCCTGAATTGCTGCGGAACGCGCCTTTACGGTCATAGCCACCCAAAGCGTTTTTCAGCACGCAGATGGTGACTACCCGCTGGACCGCGCCAGACAGCTCATCGATGCGCTCCACGTCTTGCTCGACAATGGCATCAAGCCCATAGACCGCTACCGAACCGGAAGCGGTGAGGAAGTCGACGCGGCCATCCTTGAGCGACGCCAGCAAGGTTGCATCCATCTCGCTGGTCAGATCGGCGAAGCTGGCCATGGTTAGATGGTCAGCTCACGCACCGCCAGTGGCTTGGTGCAAAGGTGTAGCGGGTTTGACTGCGCCTCACCGGCGATACCTTTATCAAAAGGCAGCCGCTCCAGCTTGGCGTAATACGGGAGGCCCTCGGTGTTGACGACTTCCATGTAGTCCGCCGGGGCAAACGCGGAAATAAACAGACCGGGCACGCCATCCGGCACCAGTTTGGCGCGGTCACTAGCAACAAAGGGCTGGCCGTTAACCTTGCCGCGATAGCGTTCCCAAAGGATGCCACCAAACACGAACGCCTGCCGGCGATCGCCGCGCAACGTGCTAGCCCCTTCACTCGCTATATACGTTTCACGCACATTTTTATGGCTGATCAGCTTGTTCCAAAACGCCTGACCACACCAGGCATGCGCACCTAGTCCACTCAAGTTGCCGAGAGCATCTTCCTGCACGTCCAGCACCTCGACACACTTCACGCTTACGTCCGTCTCTGGGTTGTTCAACTCAAAAGAAAAGGCCTTTGGACGGGTCAGACCAAAGCGGTGGTAAATGTCCAACAGCACGTTCTTACCGTTCGCATCCAACACTTGGCCATTAATGGCCCCTACTCGCTGGTATTCGTGCGTGGCGTCCAGCTGCTTCTGGCACTTTTGCAAGCGGCGCTCAACTACGCGCTGCGCTTGTTGGAGCTCAGTAGTGCTGCCAACCATGCGAATGTTCTGGATCTCATCCGCAAGAATCTGGAAGGTTTGGGGCAGATGCACGGTGTTGAAAGGAATCAAGCTGCGCTTATCACCCGTTACAGCCATACCTACGCCGCCTCGTGCAGCCGCTGGTACTAGCGCCAGGGTGGTACCGTCCTTTTCGATCTGCACGGTGGTGCTGTTAACGCCTTCTTCTTCAAACAGACCGGACGCACCGATCTGACCAGGCACTTGTGGCTCTTCATTGATCACGGCGAGCAACGCCGGAACGCTAAAGGCCTCATCTTCAAAAATGGAAATCTCAGCCATGGTGGGCTCCTTGCAATAAAAAACCCCGCCGCAGCGAGGTTTTGAGGGGTTGGTGTTTCAGGTCAGGTTAGGGGCGAATAACGATGCCCTGTGCCAGCAGATCAACAGCGCCGTTTGCGTCGATGCCAGTGAGCAGGCGTTCCACCACCTCGGCATCCCGCGTTATAGCAACCGCCAAAGCGTCCGTTTCAGTCGCGTCGACCGAGGCATAAAGGATGCCGGAGGCGGCGCGTCGGCCATCGTCCGTGCCGTCATCGTCATAAGGCACGTATTCACCCAGGTTTGCGGTCACGGCCAAAGTGAAGCTGTCGCCTTCGGCAAAGTCTGTGCTACCAGCAGCTAGGGTGAAACCCAGTCCCGCCATCTCAAACGCTTCGCCAACCTCCCCGCTGCCAATCACCGCACCGCCAGGCCCGGTAACATCAAAGGTGCCACCTGCTGCTGCAGCTTCTGTAATGGTCAGCAGATAGTTGCCAGACACCGCATCACTGGTTATGGCAATGCTGCCGATAGTGCCATTGCCAGTGTTGCCGCCATCAGCCGTCGGCACCATTGCATTGGCAGCTGTAATAGCAGCCAGTAAGGTGCCAGCCAACACAATACCTGCGCCAGCGGCGACCACGATGTTTGCACGGCTGCGCGAACCGTTAGCCTCCGAAAGGAGGAATTCACCGGCGTGTACGCCTTCAGTTTTGATACTCATGCTTGCGCTCCTTTCGAGGCGTTTTTGTTACGTCGAGCAGCGTAAACAGCGCTCGGGTTAACAGCCTTAACGCTTGGCGCCGGCTGGTCATCCACCGCAGGGTGGTTGCTAATTTCAACTTGGCCGCTACTGGCAACCAACTTGTCGAACAACTTGCCGCGCGCCACGTCAGGCGTCAGGCCATCCTTGATGAAACCGGGCGCCAGATCGGGTTGCTTAGCCATGATGCAAAGCGCCCGCACGTTCTTGGCTTGCTTCACCGCTGCCCGCACGCTGGCTTCATCCTTAAGGCCGCTTGCTTGGATAATCACTTGTGCCTGATCGGCAATACCGGCTTTGGCACACTCCGCCGTGGCCAGCGCTGCAAGCGCGACCATATCTGGCGGGTCGGCCTCCGGTTCAGGTTCTGGCTCTGGTTCGGGCGGATCAGCGGGTGGATTAGCCATTTGGGCCTTAACCGCTGCCGGCATGTTGTTGTAACGATTGAGGATGCGCAGGCTCGATGCGTTGCTCACACTGCCGGCCCCGGTAAGCACCTCATCAACAAAGCCCTGGTCCTTGGCCTCTTGTGCCGTGAGCCAGGTTTCCGCGTTGATCATGCGGCGCAGCTCTGCATCGTCCACATTCAGCGTGCGGTGCTTAAAGCTGGCCACGATGCCTTCAACCATCTGATCCATGATGTCCGCGATCTTGCGAAACTCTTCGCTGTCGCCAGCGGTAAAGGTCCAGGGGTTGTGCATCATCAGCATGGCGTTGTCGTGCATTTGCACGCGATGTGCGCCCATTGCCACCACACCAGCGGAGCTGAGCGCAAAGCCGTCAATGCGCGCAGTCACTCGCTCTCCGAGGCGCAGCAACGCGTTATGGATGGCAAAGCCGTCACCCATCTCGCCGCCGATGCTGTTGATGGCGATGACGATGTTTCGCTGCCCGTCATCCGCCGCTTTCAGCTCATCTACAAACTGTTTAGAGGTAACACCCCAGGTGCCGATCTCGTCGTATATCTCCACCTCAAGCGGTTTGCTGGGGTCTTCAGACACATTGTTGATGCGATACCAGCCGCCGTCCTTGCTGGAATCGCCAGTGCCTTTGTTCATGATCCGCCAGGGCGAAGAGGCAGCCGCAGCCATCGCCAGGGCAATCATGTATTGCCGGTGTTTCTTCATGGTTAGGTTTCCTCTTCGTTGGTGTTCTTGCCGCTAGCTTCCGTGCTGGCTGAGGTGTCGACCTTGTAGGCAAGGCCAAGCCGTCTTGCTCGCTCATTGTCTTGAGCGTTCTCGTTGTCGATCACCTCAGCGTCATAGCCTGTGCGCAGTGCATGCTCGCTTCGGCTCAACAGGCCGCCGCCGATTTCCAGCAGCTTGCCCTGCACATCCTGTACGGGGTGGTGATAGGCCCAGCCGTGCGGAATCCAGCGCGTGCGCAAATACCCGCGGCGCTTGGCCGGTTCGGCGTAACCCGGAAGTTCGATCGCGCCTGAGAGCACGGCAGCGTCCAACCAGGCAGCACGTACCGGCCTGCAGAGCTGGTGCACATACACAGAGAACTGAAGCTGCTCGATGCGGCGCCTGAAATCGTTAAGCAGAATCCGCAATACGCGATCGCTTATATCCTTCATGTCACCGGTCAACAGTTCATAAGGCAACTCGACGCCGGCAGCGGCCGCCTGCAGTTGCTGCCGCATGAAGTCAACATAGGTATTGCCGGCATCCGGCGGGTCTGAGAACTCGACGGTCTCCCCTTCCAGAAGCTCCTGCATAGAGCCGGGCTCTAGCGCGACCATCGGAGTGCCGTCGGCATCTGTTGTTAATGGCTCACCGGTTACGGCGTCCAAGCCGGGCGGGCCTTCCGAGGCAGGTTTCTTGATGAACCCGGCAAACAGGTTGCTCACCTCCTGGCGAAACAGAACCGCATCGTCGTAGTTGTCCAGTGACCGCAGCCGCAAGAGCACCGGAGCCAAGCGGGGTATGCCGCGTAGCTGGCCTGCCTCAAGCACTTCGTAGATGTGCAACACCTGGTCAGCCGGTATCCGGTGCAAGGTGTTAAAGCCAGCCAGATGGGCATTCGCATCACCCGGGTTCTGCTGGTACATCCAGTAAGCAGACCGCCGGCCAACTGCATCAAACTCAATACCGGCCCGCACAATGTTGCCCCGCCGCGTTTTGAAATTGCGATCAATGGGTACGAACTCAGCTGGTAAAATCTGCAACTGAAACGGCACCACCAGCCCGTCTGTATCTCGACGGTAGCGGTACCGCACAAAGCATTCGCCGGACTCTTCAACCATCCGGCTGATTAGGGCCTGCTGGCCGTAAAAATCAGTGCGGCCATCTGCGTCCGCTTCGTCCGCCCAGTCCTCCCACAGCTCCTGCAGGATGGTGCGGATCGCCTCATCTTTGATCTGTGGCCTTGGCGTAATGCCAGTGCCAATAATGTTGGTCACCCGTTTGTTTATGGCGCTGAGCGCGTAGGGGTCGTTGCGGACCGCTGCACGGCTCCGG